GTGTCGTCGGGCTATTAAAAAACCGCCCCCCCTTCGAAGAATTGCAAGAACCGCACAACAATTGCAAATTCCAATCGTCGTCAGTGCCACCAGCTGAACGCGGTGTGATGTGGTCAACCGAATTGCCTTCATTCCCACAAATCTGACATGTCCCTTGATCGCGTTGAATGATTCGTTCCCTTATGCGTCGCCATTGTGACGTTGAACCGTTGTGTTTAAGTGCTGAACTCATGTCAGTAATAGTTCCGTTCTTGGTGGAATGCCCATGCAACGCATGGCGTTTGATAACGCTTTGTTATGTAACGAATCGTTGAGTCAATCTGTCTGAATGGGTCAAGGTCACGATAATGCTTTGAACGCATTTGACCCAATCCAAAGTGTGAGCCGTTGCGTGCTTTGTAATTCCAACGTGATTCCTTTGTGATGATCTTGTTGAAACATTGAAACTCTTTATAGTCCAACAATCTTGAATGTGCATACAGCTTCAAATGGTCAACTGAATACGTTGCTGCATAAGCTGCGGGTTTGCTTGTTATTGAAAGCAATGCCGCACAGGCAATAACTGCCCCAAACAGCTGCAATCGCTTTTGCGAGCTAACCGCCTCAGCGGCTCGCTTCAAGCGTTGACAGCGTAGCATGGCAGTCAAATAGGTCACGCAATTGTGGACAACTTGAACGGGGCTGCGGCGTGTCGTCACAGGGTTATCCACAGGCTGTTGACAACTGTTTTGACTTGAACATGCACCGCATAGCAATTGGTCATTGACATAAGTTTTGCGACCACAACGCTGACATTCATCATTCATTTTTGACCACCCCAACCCGTGCCTTTGAAAACAGCTGGTGTTGGCGACCAAATGCGCTTTGCTGGGATCAGACAGTTGTCGCAATACGGTTCACGGGCTAACTGGTCAGCAATTGACCGTTCAACTGTAATGACCTGTGAACAGGCTTCGCAGCGGTAATCATAAGCTGGCATGATCTTCACCAATCATTGCAACCCCCATTGTGCTGCACACTGCGCATTGCAAAACTTTAACGTTTGGCGGCAAATTGTCAGTGACGACCCTTACCATTTGCGCGGTGATTTTTTTGCACACGCGACATTCAAATTGCAGCTTGTCCATAGTTTGACCGCCTTAGGTTTTCGATAGGTTGAAGGTTGATTTGTGAAACCCACCAATTGGGCTGTGTTGTGTGGCGATAGCGGGCACGTTGGGCAATAGATACAGGAATCCAACCCGCGATTCGATACGTTGGCGCTTTGCCTACAACCAGCACGGCAATGTCAGTGGGTCTGTCGTATTCGTGAACGATCAGTGAGCCTTCGTCGTATTTCGTCCACTTGATTTCAAGCTTCGAACCAACGTCGGCTTTGTTTTTGTATTTAATTTCAAATGGGTCAAATTCAATGCCAAAGTAAAGCGCAACTGCCCATTCACTAGCTGTTGATTCTGTGAATTCAGCAATGCGTTCAAAATAGTTGATTGAATTGTTATACCTGCGCCCGTTTGTCAAACTTTCGTCGTCCTTTGACATTTTGACCAATGCAGCCCATGCGCACGCCTGCTGCTGTTGTGGCGTCAGTGTAATTTTCACCGACAGCCCCCGCAGAACCAAAGAATCTTTTCGCCTGCCTGTCCCTTTTGATAGCCAAAATCGTCAAGCTTTGTGATCATTGCGCAGTTATCGCAGCGTTCAACTTTGTACGTTTGGACAACTTCGCCATTTAACAACAGGGTGCAAGTCATGGTTTGTGGGTTTATCAGTTCAAGAAAGTCAGCCATTGTCACACCTGCGGCTTCCACTGACCACTGCTGGTCATGACGTACCACAGCGGCTGACACTGTTCAGCTTTGCGCTTTTCAACACAACTGAAATTTGCCCACGCTTTGCCTGTTTTTGCGCTGACGCCTTCACGCCAAATTCTGTGACCGTGTTGGCATTTTGGCGCTTCGGGCATTACTTCGCCACCTAGCTTTGAACTGATTTCGTCAACAGCTGTGCCCAATGTTGGGATTCCAACAGCTTGCGATTCAAACGCCCCATTAAATGCAGGCTGTTCTTCAAATGGTGTCGTCCAGTAATCCTTTTCAGGTTCGGCGTTTGCAACCTTTGCAGGCAGTGTTTCCAATGACGCCATGACTTCGCGGGTTGTTCGTTCAGCCCCGCCCATGATTAGCTGCATGACACGCAAAATTGCGCTTGTCACGGTATCTTCCACGAACCAACGCTTCATGTTTTGCTGAAATGCGCCCTGATAACCGTAAGCGTAGTCAATGCCTGCTGGTTGTAAATCGTCAGCTGAACGGTATCCGCGCGCTTCAACTAGCACGTAACCTTTTTCAGCGCTGAAATCCACGATCGAAGTTTCAATTCTGCCGTTGGGGAATGTGCGAAGCCAGCGGTCAGTTCTTTCGCGTGCAGCTTCGTAATTGTCTAGGAATCCCATTACTTGACCGCCTTGCCTGCTAAGTGACGGCTAACGGCGCGCCCGCGTGTGTAGCCTTCGCGTGACCCGTCTTTGTGTCCTGTGGCGTAACCAACTGCACCCGATAAGGCAGCTGTGACAATTACCAATAAGCCTGTGCCGATAAGTTCGGCGGTTGTCCAATCCAACATGTTACTTCTCCCGATTCCAGAAACCCGTTGTTAGGTTTCTTGGCTTCAGGGTGAAGCACAATGCTGACAAAATCAAGTTTCCTGCGTGGTTTTCGGCGTGTCCTGTGGCTTTGTCTTTGATTTCAGCCCGTTGCCTGCCAACACCCCGCCCAATGATCCCGTCAAGAAAATCGCTAGCGTTTTAAGTAAGTCAATGAAAGCTGCGTCGTTTGGTGCTTGTCCACCAATTGGCTGGGTTACAAAAATGAGCGCATAAGTTATGCCCAAAGTTACAATAAGGAAAACCGCCGCCAGTGTTGACCCAATAATCAAGATCAGTTGTGCGTGAACTTCTTCAGGGCTTCGGCGTCGCATGTGTCGGTTTGAAATCGTCGCCAATGATGTCTTCAGCGCATGTTCCAGTTGGGACGCATTGCGGTTTTTGGCATTCTTCCGTTTCCCAGTTTTCAAATTCTTGGCATTCATAACGCACCCAACCCTGATAACCGCACGACGAAAGCATTGCTGCCATGATCAACAACAATGCCCCCGCGCGTGGTTTTCGGCTCACTTCCCCGATAAGCCAAAACTTTTGTCATTTGGATTTAACCAACGCAAAATGACGGGAAGAACAGCTGCAACACCTGCCATTGCAATGTCCTTTGGGTTGGTCTGTCCTGCCATGTAAACAGCAATTGCTGCTGCCATGAAAGAACGTGCCCAGCTAGCTGCTAAGGCTTTTGCTTTGTCCATTTTTTTGCTTCTTTCTTCGGCTTCGCTGCCGATTCGGGAACAACGACTTGTGGAAAGTCGCCTTTGTAGGGGGTGAATTTTGGTCGCCCAAATCCAACCACTTCTTTGCCGCCCCCGAATGACCGAACCTTCACCATTACCATGCCGCCGTTGCGCTGGTCGCCTGTCCCGCTGGTGTTGCCTTCGATCGTTGTTACCTGTTTGCCATTGACACCCACAACAATGCCAATGTGTGAAATTCTGTCAACGCCGTCATGTGGAAAATCCATAAACGCCAAATCACCAATTTGTGGATCAGTTTCATGCCAACGCGATACTTCTTTGAATTTATGTGCGCCGACAGCTGTTGAAACCACGTTGTGAAGCTTGACGCCTGCGTGATGAAATACCCAATTGCAGAATGAACCGCACCATGCCAAACCATTGGCTTTTGTAAAAGCGCCGTATTTGGTCAGGTTGTCGCCTTCTTCGATTGTGCCCACTTCCGCAAGTGCTAATTCGACCACAGCTGCGGCTGTGCCAGTTGGGTAATTCATGACAGCAAAAGCTTTGCTTGTTCTTCGGTAATTCCTAATTGTGCCAAAAGTGCTGCACGATCAACTGCTTTTTGTGCTGCTGCCGCTTGACGTTCAGCAATAGACAGTAAATCCGCTTCATATTCAGCGAATTCAGCATCATTCATTTCGCGATCAATTACTTCGTTGGTTTCTGAATTGTGAATTCTTACCATTGGACGTGATGTTGTTTTAGCCATTATTTAACTCCGTAAATTAGAACTTGACCGCCTGTGAAGGACAAAACATTGTTATTTGTAATAGTTATTGACGAAATTGCAGTATTGCTTCTGTATAAATAATTACCAAATCCCATTGCATCACCAGTACGGCTAAATACAAAACTTCCATTCTTAAAATAAGAAGTATTTGTGTAATTATAGAAAGTAATTACTGCATAAGCGTTTGCCACGTCTGTTCCTGTTAATGCACCGTTAGTTGAAGTGCCGTCATTACCTGCTGCGACATTGCGCCACGCAGTTGTATTAAGAGAAGTGCTGCCATTTGCTTGAATAAGTGGAGTTGCCGTTGTGGCGACAGTTGCCGCACTTATTACAATTTGCAAATCCTTATAACTTTGGGAAATGCTAGAAATTGTGACACTTGAACCGCTTAGTGTTGTGGTGCTAAGTAATGTCATTCCACCTGCCGCTGGAGCAGCCCATTTTAATCCGGTCGCGGCAGTTGAATCGGCTGTCAAAACTTGATCGTTTGAACCAATTGCTAAACGCGCCACTGTATCGGCTGCCGTTGCGGCAATTAAATCGCCTTTTGCGTCCACAATGGTTTTGGCAATTGCAGCGTCAGCGTTGGTTTTCATTTGCGTGTCAACAGCTTGACCAAACACTTCAAAGTCTGCTGGCAAATCGGTGACCAAATCCGTCGAAGTAGGCATTTGGAACGAATAATTGCTGGTTGGGTTACTCATTGCTTGTTCTCCTTATCAGGCGACAATTGTCGCATTTTCCCAGTCAAGTGTTGGCGACACGCTTGACCATGTTTCGGTTGCTGGTACGTCGTCCCAATTCATTGCCTGCAAGCTGTACGCCAACGGCGACATGTTCAAAGTAATTGCAAGCTGATTGTAACTGGCGCGAAATTCCCAACCTTCAACAAATCCTTGAAAAGTGCCGCTGTTCATGTTCAGTGGAAGATCAGTCAAAGCCACAGGCATGCCCATAAAAATGCCAATCAGGCTGTTGCGGTCTGTGTTGTCCAATTCAGGGTTGGTCAGGTCAAAAGTAATGTCAGAAAAGATTGGCTGCGGGGTTTTGCGAAGCGACAAATAAAAGTTTGCCTGACTGGTTGCGTCAGCTGAATTGTGCAGTGTGGTTGTGATGATTTGGGACAGCTCACCAAATTCAGCAATTGAAGCTGCGTCGCTGGCGCTTTGTTCAGCTGAACTGGTGGCATTGTATTTGATTGTTAGGTTATTGCGCACGTCGCCAGCACGGGTTTCAATCCGAATGCCCGCAGCACGGGCGTGGTTGGCTGTTAGATCAACGTAACCATTGGTTGCCAAATAAACTGACCTGTGGGTGCTGTCTGCATAGAAAATGCGTCCAAACCCGTCTTCGCCAATGTACCCAGCCCCTGAAGTCGCCAAAGCTGCAATGAGTGAATAAACGTCAGTCCGTGATGAAGAACGGGCTGCCAGCTCATAATTGCCAGCGTCAATTTCTCCCAATCCATTGTTTTCGGCGTTTGCCCACGTTGTTGTTGGGTTGTAATCAGCCCATGTTTCAGCACCTGCAACTGAAGCCCATGTTCCAAACAGCACAGCTTCAAGGATTGTGGCAATTTGAACCCCGTCCAAATCTTTTGACAGCACCCCGTCAGTCAGTGTTTTTGGCAGGCGTGCCAGCGCACCCAATGCAATGATCGAATAAGTCTGCGTGAACATGGTTGAACCCACGTCGCGAACTTCAAGCCCCACTTCAACAACATTGCCGCCAAAAATTGGCACAAACGTGTTTGACGAATTCTTGACTGAAACTGAAAGTGTGCTGTTGATGTTGACAGGCAAAGTTGTTTGATTGACGTCAATCAGCTGAATGTTGACATAACCTGCCTGTGCCTGCTCATAAATGTTTGAACGACCGCTTCGAATAACCAAATTTGCCAAAACAGCTGACGTGTATTCAGTGCCGTCAATTTCAACTTTCCAAACGGGCGACCATTGCGTCATGCTTGTAATCCAGCGAAGTTCAGTGCGCCGCCTGTTCCACGATAATAAGAATTGTTGAACAAATCTGAAACGCTGCGAACTGTTCCTTCTTTGTCAATTGCGCCGTTTACAGTTATGTTCACAATACTTGCTGCGCTGTCAGATTTTAAGCCTGCCAAACCGCTGCCGCTGGTACTTGTCGAAGTTAGGGCGTCGGCTTGTTTGCTAAGAACGTCAAACTGTTTGACCAAAGCGTTCAATTGCTTTGTGCCTGCTGATTTGCTAATTGCGCCCGTGTCAACCATAAATTGAAGCTCAGTCAAGTTGTCAGATACTGAAGTGAGTTTTCCAACCAAATCAGTCAAACTTTTCGCTGGTGCAGCTGAACCCCCTGCGCCGCCACCGCCGCCTGAAAGTCCACCACCGCCGCTGAATCCACCGCCAGTTAAACCACCACCGCCTGAAAGTCCAGAAACTGAACCCCCTGCGCCGCCACCTGAAATTGCGCTGGGTGTGCCACCTGAAACTGAAGTTGAAAGTTTGCCCAATTCACTGACATTGCCCAAAAATGGAATTGCGTTATAGGCACGAATTAAAAAGTTGATTCCGTCAATGGCTGTGTTTATGACGGTGTTGATTGCACCAACAACGCTGCCAACAATGTCAATGACGCCAGCTGCAACTTTGCCCACGATCTTAAAAGCACCGCCCAAAGTTTCGCCAATAATTGGCGCAAGATACTTGGCAATGTAACCGCCAAATTCCATGAATGCTGCAAGATTATCTTCAACCGCTGTTTTGATGTATCCAAAAGCTTTGAACAACCCTTCCAAAATTGGGCTGAAAACGTTCTTGATTAAAGTTCCAACTGTTGTGATGTAAGTCGTCAGCCCGCCTTCTTTTCCGCTGAAGGCGTCAGCAAAGGCTGTGAGTGCTGGCAACGCGTAACGGTTGATTAGGTCAATGAAGTAAGCAACCACAGGCAACAACGCCGTGCCCAAAGTTTCTTTGGCTTCGTCAAGTGCGCGTTGAACGCGATCAAGTCTGCCAGCATAGGTTTCGGCATTTGCCGCAGCTGCCCCGCCGAACAATTCGGTCAAACGATCTTGCACGTCGGTGAATGACATTGTTTTCAATTCGGCAGCGGATAGCCCCAAACCTAATTTGCCCAATGCCGTCGTGTTGCCTTCATAAGCTTTGCCCAAAGCATTTGCAACGGTTTCAAGCGGTTTGCCTGTCGCTGTTGAAACGTCAAGGGCTGTGTTTAATAAATCTTGCGCTGAAGCCACGTCACCAGTTGAGCGAACCAGTCTGCCCAATGCTGGTCGAAGCTGATCGTCGGCAACGCCTGTCGCCAATGACATTTGAAGAATGCTTTGTTCAGTGGCTGCAATTTGGGCTGTGGTTGCCCCTGTGGCGTTCTGTAAAGCCAAAGCCAACTGTGTCTGTGCCTTTTCGTCGGCAATGGCTGATTTGACCCCTTCAATGCCGATTTTGATTGCGTAAGCGCCAGCGGCAGCAGCTGCGGCTGCAAAGGCTGCTCCAACGACTTTGCCAACCTTGCCCATTTTGTCGCCGAAGGTTTCGACGTCGTCGGTTGCAACCTTTAGGCTTTTGTTTAGATTGTCAACGTCACCCAAAATGGTGAGCTTTAGTGTTCTACTTCCAGCCATTAGTCAAACCTTTTCACTATTTCAGAAAAGCCAGCTTCCCATTGTTTGATAATGTCAGGCTGCACTGATCTAAGCGTTGGATAAATAAACCAGCCGCGTGAACCTTTTCCTTCGCGACCTGACCACAGGGGAAATTGACGAAACTTATTTGAACCGAATTCAGCGCCACCCCACAGCTGCTGAGTCGTTCCACCGCCTGAAAACTTTTGGCGTGCAAAGCCGTAACTGATTTCACCAAATTTGGACGATTTGCTGACCTTTGAACCTTCAGCAATGCGCGTTGAAACTTTTGGAATTGAACGCGTCATTGCAGCTGCCGCCTTGACTTTGTCCGATACAAATTCAGCCAAAGCGTTTGATTTTGCTTTTGCTTGGTTCAGTGCTTCTTCGTCCATTGCTTTGAAAGAACGGGCAATGGCGCGAAGTTCAGCTTTGTCGTAGCTGATCGCTTCACTTGCCATGTGCCCGCCTTTCGACTATTTCAAGAACTGTCAGAATGTCTTCCGCTGTTTCCAATTCAGATTTTTGGATTCCCGTCGCAATGACGATTTCCCAAATTATTCTGTTTAAGCTTCCGACGCCGTAGCTTTTGGGTCTGCCTCACCAACCGTTACTTCAGCAATGGTTTCTGTCCACACTTCGATTGGTTTAACTGGTTTCCCAGCAGCTTCACGCTTCATGGCGTGATAAGCCAAAAAAACCAAATCGGAAACGCCGATTTTGTCCCGTGCTTGGCTAATGGTTGAACCGCTGTGCTTCTCCCACTTGACCCATTCAGGGATTGCGGCAACAAATGTCACCGATTCCCCTGAATTGTATTCAATTGTTATTGGTAGCTTCATTCTGTTTTCTCCCGATTCTGTTGGTTTAGCTGAATGTTTCGGTTGGTGTTCCAACAACTGTGAATGACAAATCCACAGTTTGCGCGTCAGGTGCTGTGCCGCCCACTGCTGGGAACACTGGCATTACGTTAAACGCGAAGACTGCGCCAGTGACTGCCGTCAATGACACTGCCAAAGTTGTGTTTGGTGCTGATTCGCAGGCTGTCCAAAGTGCTTCGCATAGTGAACCACTTGCGCCCCAGTCTGAAAGCATTGACACGTCAAAAGTCCATTGGTCGTCAATGTGCTTGTAAGCCTTACCGTCAAGCGTTTGGTAAGTTTCAATTGTTGGTGAGTTTGCTAGGACGGCGCTGGTCGCTTGTGCGTCATAGTTAACGGTCGCGATCGTCAACACTAAATCGCGACCCGTGATGATCGTTGTTGGCACGTTATTTTCTCCTTAGTTGGTTTGGGTGTAGTAAGTTGACACGTTGACGTCAGCTGCCAAAACTGGTGAAGCACCAATTTCAAGAACTGTCGGTTTTTCGACGTTGCCAACAATGTAACCTGCGGGCATTGCCGCAAGAACGCCAATCAGCAGCTGTTCAAGATTGTCAAGCGCAGCCGCATTGCTGTTGTATTGAACCATTACTGTGACCGCAAAATTCAGTTTCACTTTGGTTGTTGCGTCGTTGATCAACGCAATTTCCATGTAAGGCGAATTGGGCACAATAACGATTGCTGGTGGAATAGGTGATTCGGGCACGCTTGAAAATACGTTTGCAGCTAGTGAATTAAAAGCTGAAGCCAGCGTTGACCGTGTGCCTGAAATAGTCGAAGCGGTCATTGAACAATGCCTTCGCTGTCCAAAAATGGCTGAAGCAATGTGGAAACCCTGTTTGTTAAGCTGCGCCCCATTCTGTAAGGCGTGCTGGCAAAATCAACGCCTTCAATTTGACCGCCAGCGGCAACGCGTGATTGGAAAACTTCCACGCTGACTGCCAACACGGCTGATTCAATGGGTTGGTTGTTTGCGTAAATGTTAGCTGCTGAATAGCCTGAAAGTGTTGCCGTGCCGTTGGGAATAATTGCATTTTTTGCGACGTCTGCGCCAGAATTTGAATAACTGAATGAATAAGGGCTATCAACAACGGTGACTGAATGTGTACCGTTAAAACCTGCGTGACCGATAGCAACAACCACGCTTGAACCTATAACAAAATTATGCGGGCGAACTGTCCACAATTTTGCAACGTTGTCTTTTCTTTCGTGATAATCAACGGCTGATGAATAAGCAACAAGCATTGGCAAAATTACTGCTTCGCTGGTGTCAATTATGCCTTCAAGATAAGCGTCGTTGTAAAGAGAAGAACTCACGCCCAGCACTGATCGCAACTGCGAAGCTGTGACAATGTTGGGCATGAGTTTTCCTTTCGACTGCTGCGCTGCGTTCGGGAGTGACCACAGCGCATGATTGGGTTGGGCTGCTATCAGGTCTTGTTGATACCGAACGCGCCTGCACCGATCTTGGTTGCAATTGCGCCGTAACCGTAAACAGATACTGCGATTTGACCTGACGCAATTACGTCTGCGCGTAGGCGATAAGTTGGTGATTCGTACCATGTATAAGCACTTGGGTTGATGATTAGCATTGAGTCATCTTTGTCAGTGTCATTTGCTGACGGTACGTTTGCTGTGACGTATAAATCAAGACCTGCGACGTTGCCGCGAATTGAGTCTGGACGTACTGCGCCGCCTGCGTTGCTTGGCTGTGCAGCCATGTAAATTGGACGACCTGAGTCGTTAAGTGTCATTAGGTTTGCCCACTGGCTTGTGTTTGCCAAGATGTTCGTTGCAAATCCCTGTGTATTTGAATAAACAGATGCAGCACCGCGTGACACAAAGCCAAGCAATTCAGAAGCTGTTGGGTATGTTGTAAGTGTTGTTGAATCAGCTGTTGCACCAGATGCCAGTGCTGTGTAAACAGCAAGGTCTGTTGCCTTTGCATAAGCTGCTGACATGTTGTTAAGCAACTCGTTAAAAAATAACGGTGATGTGCGATCTAGCAATTCAACGCTGAATGTTTGTTGTCCAGCATACTTTTTGACTGTAACTGACAAGAAACTTGAAGCCTGATCTGTTTCGCTTGGTGTGCC